AATTACAAACACGGTCTTTACACCGACCGTGGTGGATATTATAAGTCTCTTCCCGAACCCGATCAAGAATGGATTGATGCTGTCACAGATGATTTGATAGAAAAGTCTTATTACGATAAAGACGATATATCCATTCTAGAAAAGGTGAGACAAGTGGCAGTTGACTTACATCAGCGTCGTCGGGCTGATGAATATATCGCAAAGAAAGGTCTGACGCAAGAGAAAGATATCGGTTTCCACGAGGAATACGGTATGATTACACAAGAAGAAGAAAATACCGTGATGGTTACAAAGGACCGACTTTCCCGTGAGAGCAGGATGACAGTCAAAGATTTGGGCATTCTCGATAATGATGAAGGTAAAACTGAAGAAGCCGCCGAAACTTTAATTGAATCTCTTTCAAAAGAAATGGAAGATGATTAAGGAATTTCCCAATCTTGAGGAAAGAGGCTACCAAAAAGAGTTTTTGAGAGATTGGTGGTCACAGAATAAATTATTCCGTGGTAAAAGGCAGGTTGGGAAATCCACGTTGATGCTTTGTGAGGCAAGACGGTTTTCGGAATGTGGGTTTGATATATTATTCTTGTCTCCATCCAAGCAAATGTCTAAGATATTGCAGAAACAATATCAAGAGTTGTTTGGAGAAAGGCCGATATTTGATTTTGGTAATTATACTGCTCTCGGAAAAGGAAACTTCCGTGGTTTCCGTAAAGATGTAGTAATTCTCGATGAATTTCAGAACATATCTCTTGAAACATATAATCACGAGATTGCACCGATGAATCCTAAATTCCTTCGTGCTACTGCGTGTATTTCTGATATGAATTCTGTTCATTATCTCCGAGATGCCGGAACTAAAGGAGAAATTGCGTTGTTTGATTCGATCTACGAAGAAATTTGAAATAGGCTATTTGAGGTTTGGTTATGGATATTACTCCTGAGTTACAACAGAAACTAAGAGAGTCGCCTTCGGTTTTCGTAGAGAAGGTTTTAGATATTGACTCTGTATATCCATACCAGCGAGAAGTTTTAGATACTCCCAAAGATAGAGTTGCCATCACGGGTGGCCGCCAGATTGGTAAAACGACCATGATGGCATGGTTGGCGATACATGAATTTACGATGTATGCTGACCATCACATTCTCCTTGTTGCCCCTACTCAACGACAGGCGCTTAACTTCATGCGGAAGTTAAAAGCTGAGATCCGAGAGTGGGTTGATAACCCGGACAATTACGGGATAAAGGAAGTTACGAAATCTCGTATTATCGGGAAGAATGGTAGTCGGATTGAAGCCCTTCCTGCCCTTGAAGAAACCATTCGTGGTCTTACGATTGATTCCGCTTTCGTGGATGAGGCCGCTTTTATTGACCGTCATATTTTCACTTCGGTCATTTCCCCCATGCTTGCTACTACGGACGGTATCTTTATGATTGCCTCAACTGCTTGGGGTAAGGAAGGATACCTCTATAGTCGTTTTGATAATGATGAAGGGGAAGTAGCGGATATGTGGTTGACCAAGCAGATTACGTCGATGGAGAATCCGGATATTCCATCTACACAGATTAAGGAATGGCGTCAAGACATGACGCAGATGGAATTTGAACGTGAGGTTCTTGGTCAATTCACAGACAAAAAGAACGCATTCTTCAAGAATAGAGATATTAATGCTTCGCTTGAGTGGGCGCGTGATGAAGATGCTCCACGAAACGTGGTTTATCCCGACCGGGTGGGAAGAACTGCTTATATGGGCGTTGATCCGGCTACAACGGGCGATGACCAAGCCGTTCTTACTTCTATTGATGATGAAGATAATATATTCGATATTCAAACAATAGATGAATGTGAGATTCCTGAACTTGAACGAGAGATTCGTTCAAAGATAAATTCACGAGATAGAAATTATATCTCTGTATATATCGAAGAAAACGGACTCGGTGAAGGAACGGTTCATAGATTTGAAGAAGAATTTAAATCGGTTGAAGGATTCCGAACTACGATCCGTAGTAAAGAATCTATTTACAACCAAACGAAAAATAAAATGCAGAAGGGCGAATTGAATATTCCCGATAGAGAGGATTTGGTTTCTCAACTCCGAACTATTGAGTATGAAAATACTAATCGCGGGAATATGAAAATCTATGCGCCCGAAGGAAATCACGATGATATGAGTGATTCGATGTGTTTGGCCGTTGCAGCAAAATCTGGTGATAGGTACGTGGAAAGACAGAAAAAGTTCTATTCGTTCCAAAAATCAGGAAATCATGATGTGAGTCAGCGGAATAAGAGACGCGCTTATAGTTTTGATTAGGTGAATTATGGGTTTCCGAAATACGTTAAAAAATTATAGCGGTACGGTTGTAGAGGAATTGCAACGTGCATCCGGACAGCCGGAAGCTCGTTCGGTTGATGATTTTACTGGTGGCAGTACCCGCTATAATCGCGTTGCCCGTTCGGGAAAGGCAGATAAACACTATCCCGAAAAGGAAGATTTAGAGCGATATTGGGAAATCTATAAGGAAGTTTCTATCATCCGCGATCCCATCAGAAGTTTTGCTTCTGAGGTTGTTGGGCCGGGGTATTATATTGATACAGAGAACGAAGATTTAAAAGAGGAACTTGAAGATTGGCTTCAGCATTCATCTATTGTCGGTGGAGAAATTGATAAAGATTTCTCTTTCCTCCTGAAAAAAGCACAGATTCAACGTGAAGTAAAAGGAACTGTGTTTTGTGAAAAGGTAGAAAACCAAGACGATGAACTGTATGGTTTTAAGCTAATGAAGCCTGAAACCGTTCGTGCTTTTACAAAGCCCGGACAGACTGTTCTTCTACCTCCTGATTATGACCCCGACGAACAAGAAGAAAACACTAATGGTCTTCTCCAAAATCTAATTGAAGAGCAGAATTTTTATACTAATGGTGATGATGAAACCGCTGCATATGTTCAGTTAGATGAGACTATTTCAGGGAATGATGACGGATACTATATTCCGTTCACTCGTGACCAAGTTTTAAAACTTGATCGTGATTCCGATATTGGTAGTATTTTTGGTGAATCTCGGATTGCGGCTGTTGAAGATAGATTGAATAGTCTTCTCAAGAAGTTAGATGATAATGATAAGGCTATTGAGTCTGTTTCACAACCCTTCCAACTTTTCAAATTTGGAACGGGCGATTCTGGCCCGTGGGAACCCGAAGAAATATCTTCCTTTATGGAAGAGCATTCTGCATCGGAATTTGAGCCGGGAATGAAGCAGGGTGTTCAGGGGGATGTTGAAGTTGATACTGTTGAAGGAGAAGTTGCCGATATAAAGGAATTCCTTGACTGGGATTTGAATTGGATTATTTCGGAGATGCCGATGCCGCTCTATTCGCTTGGCGCGTTCACCTCTGATGTTAATCAGTTTATTTCCCGCTCGCAATCTGCTCGTCTTGAAAGACAGGTGCAAGAAGCACGAGATGAGATTCAGAACGAGTGGACACCTGTTATTGAAGAGAAAGCAGAAGAGTTGGGATATAGTGCTGAAGAGGTTAATGGTCTTGTGATTGGAGAAGATCCGAGTGATCTCAATTTAGTTCAAGACGCAAAAGGCAACGTTGTTCCCGAAGATGATGTTGATGAAGGGAACATCCCCGACGCCAATAACTCAAATTCTCCGAATGAAGGCCCGGCGGGTGAGAATTTCGGAAGGCCGCCTGCATCGTCTGAAAGCAATAGAGACGGTGGAGGTGATACCACATGAATTTGAAAGAAAGAGTTAAGGAACGTGTATCTGGACTTCCGGATGCTGTTCTTGACTGTGAAGCGTGTGGGGAAGAAGATTCGATGCAACTTAGAAGGAGTAGTCTCAATCAGCAGTTTTATGCTGATGATGTTTTGCTGAAGTGTAGTTCGTGTTATCGGACGAGAACACACGGTATTGCTTTTGAAGACCCCGATAGGTTCAAACAAGAGTGGGATTCTCGTGATGGTAGAGTGATTGATTTTGCTCGTGACAGTTACGATCCGAGCGAGACTTTAGAAGCTCTAGGTTATGTCGGGAAATCAAAAACGATTGGAGAATAATAATGGTAGATAATAATACAGGAAACCGTGGGTATCTTAGTGATGCCGTCAACGAAGACGGGTTGTATCCGATACATGGAATCGCCATCGGGAATAATGATATAACTGTAGGACATAAAAGCGGTGAGCCAAAGTTATGGCGTCCTGATGTATTGGAAGAAGCAGCAGATACCCTTGAAGGTAAAGATATTGTAGTCAATCACGAGAATCAAGACGCTTATCTGAAAATCGGTGAAGTTGATGAAGCAAAGTATGATGAAGAACGTGGTGTGATATATCGTGGCGCGATTGATGATGATGAATTAGCAGAGAAAATTGGCCGCGATTGGTTGGAAGTGAGTCCACGTATTAAGCATACAAAAGCCCACGAGGAAATACAAGGAGTTAAAGTTCCGGAAGCGATTCGTGACTTTGATAATCTTTCCGTAGTTCGCCGTGGTGCTGCTGGCTCAAATGAATTGAATCTTGGAGAGACTGAAGAACTTTCAGTTGAAGAGCTTCAAGAATCATTCCAATCAGATGATGATTCTGTCTCTGAATATCAAACCATTATAGATGAAGAGGTTGATGAGCTAGCAGAAGGTGTTGACTATGCTCGTTGGATGTTTGAAGACAGAAATGGTGCAGAAGGTGCAGCGGCCAAGTTTGGTTGTGAGGGAACACACGCTCACGAAGTAGATGGTAAGACGTGGTATATGCCATGTAGTTCACATGATAAATTCCTTAAAGGGATGAATCAAGTAAATGAAGATGAAATGGCTAAGTATTCTGAAGATGATTACGTAACTTGGAATTCATCTGGTGGTAGTGCTTACGGTAAAATTGTAGATTGGACTGACGACGGTACGTATGATGCTTCAATCGATGGCGATGTTACTGTTAGTGGAGAAGAAAACGACCCCGCTGCACTAATTCAAGTCTACGAAGAGACTGATGACGGATGGAGTCCTACTGATACGATGGTGGGGCATAAGTTCTCTACATTAGATAAATGGAATCCCGGTTCTGTTGTCTCTGAGAATTCTGCATTTGAAGAAATGCAGTTAGAAGAATCCCGAACCCCACAGTACAACGGTACTGAGACAAAATCGTGGGGAGACATTCCGGCTGATACGTTAACTTATTGGGTTGATGCTCTTGGTTATGAAGCAGAACAAGTAGACGACTTAACGGAAGACCAAAAGAGTGAGATTGCACAGCACACACTTCTTGGCGATCCCGAAGCCGATAATGTACGTTCACTCCGCTTCTTCCCCGTTGTAAATGCTAATACGGGTAAATTGAATCGGGGGGCCTTGGAAGCAGTTAGAAGTGGTAGAGGTCAAAGCGCCGATATTCCACAGTCTGTCTATGAATCAGCATTCTCTACTGCTGGTCGTTTGTTAAATGAGAATTTTAATACAGATGTGGAAGTTGAAATGTCGGCAAGTTCCGTTCAAGAAGCAGTTCAAACAGTTGAACTTGAAGTGGATTCAGAAGAACTTGACGAGGTTTATTCGGATTGGTCTGATGCAGTTAATATGACTGCTTCTCAACTTCGACGTTGGAGTGGGAATCCTTGCTCTAGAGAGGCTTCTGTTGATTCAGAAGCAGTTATTGAGAGGAACTTAAATCTTCTTGAAACAAACAAGTCTGAGTGGGGCGAAGACGAAATAGAAGATGCGAAGCGAACCATTAGCTTCATTAGTAGAATGAGTGCTGATGCTAATGAACCTGAGAACCCTAGAGATGGTTCTTTTGGTTGCCCCTCCAATTGGGCAATCAGTCTTTTGAATTGGGCATACAATCCGTTTGATAGCATTCCTGAAACGCCGGAAAATGAAGAATTGGATGATGTGGAAGAGCTTATGAAACACTCTAATGCAGAAGAAATGGAGCGTTCTAGTGAAGAAATGCGGATTGCTTCACAACTGTCTTCTCATTCTGAATTGATGAAATCTGAATGTCTTTCCGTTGTTGATGTTTTCAATCCAAAGAGAAAGACAGATTATTCATCTTTTGTTGAAATTCTTTCAAAGATAATGGATCAAGAAGAGATGGAAATGATGAAATCTGAGATGAGTAAACATCTAGATGAAGAAGAAGAAGATAGCGACAGTCCGTTGAATATGATTTTGCGATAAGTCCAATGTGTGATCCCTTCTAAGTGAATGAGCAAGGGTGATTAATTGGACGTGCGGCTTTTGAAAATTAGGTAATACTAACTATGACTGATGGAATTGATGAGGAAGTTCTTGAGCGACTTGAAGCTGAGGCTCTTACGGCTGATGCTGAAGCTGAGGAACTGACGATTGCAGTTGAATCGAGTATTGAACAGACTGAATCCGAAGTTGAGGAACTTCAGGCCAAACTTGATGAGAAAGATAGTGAGGTTGAGGAACTTCAGTCTGAGATTGAAGATAAAGAAGAGAAAATTGAGACTTTGAACGAGAATATTGATGAGGTTGCGGGAACCTATGCAGAGGAACTTGGCAAGCGTAGCGATGTGCTTGACAAGGACGATTTCCTTGATCGGTTTGAATTCGAGGAACTTCAGGAGCGATACGAGGATCTTGAGGGGGCTTCGGCTCCTTCTCCCCAGTCTGGTGATCCCGGTGCTGGTTTCCAGAGTGGTGGTAATGGAGGTAGTGACCCGGAAGATCCTGAAGAGCCTGAAGCCACGGAGATGGAGCAGATGGCTGCTTCGTCCTTCGGTGAACGTGCGCGTCGTCCCGGTAAGGATTACTGGGCCGATATTGGAGAGGATATTGAAGAGAACGGATTTGGAGGTGAGTAAATATGTCTACGAGTCAGTTCAAAAACGATGAGGATCTGATTTCCCCGAACGTCACCGATATGAACCTTAACCCCGGTGACGTTGATAGTGACCGGACGGTTACTCTTGATGCGGGAGACAATACGATTGAGATGGGAGGTGCTGTTACTTTCGATGGTAGTGGTAATATCACCCACCCAACTTCGGAGACTGATGACATTATTGGTGTCGTTGGTCCGGAGTCGGCTGATAAAGCCGATTCGGAGTATACCGTTCACGTCTTTGGGTACATCTTTGCTGCTCAACTTGACGATGATGGTACGACCGATGTTTCGCCCGGCGATGCTCTAATTCCCTCGGGGAGTTACGATGGAGCATTCACGGACGGCGCTACGACTATGGCACAGCCGGTTGATGAAGGTGGTAGTGCTACCTACGACCTGTATCTGAACCATCCTGTTGCTCTTGAGAGTGGTGTTGGTGCATCGACTGATGGTTCGATTGATGGAGACGTTATCCTTGCGTTCTACCGATAAATAATAAGGATTTAATTTTAGGTGAATATATATGGTAAACGTTACTACTTCCGATGTCCTAACGGAAGACCGAATTCGACGTGTTATTGAAGAGGAACGCGAATGGCCGCTTGTCTTTAACGAGATTTTCCGTAATATCTCGATGCCGGAGGATTATCCTTCGAAGACGATGCACATTCCGAAAGATGAAGGGAATATGTCGGAACCCCGTCGCGTGACGGAGAATTCCGAGTACCCCCGTACCGAAGAAGGAGAAGAGACGATTCCCGTTACCGTTGAGAAACACGGTTTCGAAGTTTCGATTTCGTGGGAGTCTCAGGAATTCTCCGTCTTCGATGTTATGGCCCGACAGACCGAGAAGGCCGCTCGTCGCTTTAACGAGTATATTAATGGTCTAGCCTACGGTGTCCTTAGTGATACGGATAACCAGCACCCCTCTAGCCCCGTTACTGTTTCGGATGTTGGGGAAGCTAGTTCGTTCGGTTTCGCTCAGGCTACCTACGTCAAGAAGCTCCTGAAGGACGACCAGCTTATGCCTGATATGATGATCGTTAATACGCAGGCAGAGCATGAACTTCTGAATAGTGACCAGTTCCAGCGGGCGTCGGAACTTGGCGATGAGACTGTCCGAGAGGGGGCTATTGGCCGCTTCGTTGGTCTTGACGTGATGGTTGACCAGTCCGGTCGGATGCCCGAAGACACCCCCGAAGCGTATCTTGTCGATACTGATGAGTACGGTTACGAGGTTGTCAAGGAAGATATTTCGACGGACGAATACGAGGCTCCGGAGCGCGATGCGAATGTTTGGAAGTGGCGAACCATGCGGAATTGGCTCGTCGTCCACAACGAAGCCGCGATCAAGTTCACGTCGTAAATAGTCCTTATACTCAATCCTCCTAATCATGACTGAATTAGATATTTCGTTGAGTGATGCAGAGTTAATTGAAGAAGTTCGTTCAGCATTAGGAGGATTGGATACCAGTAAAATACCGGACGATACTATCACACAGACTACGAACCGTTTTGTTGTTCCTCTGTTGAATGATGTTGCACCGAATTTGCAGTCTGAAGACCAAGATGAATTTGATAATGTTGCAATCGCGTGGACTGCTGAAATGTCATTTGGTGCATGGCTGACATTTACCCGTCTTCGGGATAGAGAAGTTGAGACTTATATTGATCCCGACCAGTATAATGAGCAGTTAGAGCAACGGACGAATATGGCACTCCGGCAAGTAGATGCTACCCGACCGTCTGAGATTCCCAATTTCCATGTTACTGTTAAACATGATGGGGTGAACAGGACTGTTGACTTGCAACAAGTTTGGGTATACGAGTAATGACGCTTACTGAAATGGGTGCTAATGCTCTTATTGGAGAGTTTGGAGAAGAAGTAATTGTCCGTTCAATGGATAATGAAGAACCTGAAGATAGTAATGATCCGATATTCATGGACTCTTCAGGAAGTGAAGATTCTTCATCAACTCATACTGTTCGTCTTTATACTACTCCTGCTAACGATATGTTAGAGGATTATGGGTTTGATGAAGATACTGAAGCAATTATGTACTCTACTGATGAAATCGCTACTGTTGGGGATGAAGTAGAATACGAACCGGCTTCTTATAAGTGGGTTATTGATGAAATTGCCACGAATCAAATTGGTCAACAACCGTACATTTTTGTGTATAAAATGGTGGGAATCTAATGGTTGATTTTGGTGTCGAATATATTGGCAAGACTCCCGGTGAAATGGAGCAGAGGCTTGCCGAGACTTCTACAGCAGGACGCCGTAGGGTTAATAATGCGTTACGAGAGACGGCTGAAGAGGTGAAGGATGACTTGGAGGATACTTCACCCGTAGATACAGGTGAGTACCAAGATTCTTGGTATATAGCACCTATTGCGGAAAACGAGGTCTGGATCTTAAATGAAGCTGGACACGCACCGTATGTAATGCTTCCCAATTCGAAGATGATAGGAAGTTCAAAAGCGGATTTACCGGCTTCGGGTGTGTTGCATAATGTCAAGGGGGTCGCACGGAAGCACTCTGACAATTATCGTGGAAACGTAATAGACCAGTTGCAAGAGATGATTGGGGAACTAAGTGTTGACTAATGCCTGATGTGAATTTAGACAATTCCGATAGACGGCTTATTGAAGGAGTTGTTCGGCTTTGTCGTGATAATGTTTCTGGTTGGGAAACCAATTCAGAGTATAACGTTCCGAATGTTTGGCCTCAGTCTCCACCTACGGATGTGGATGATGAATTCCCACGCGGTGTTGTAGATATTATCTCATCTGATGATACAGAATTATCTGTTGATTTGGATGTAAAACTAAGAGAAGTTATTCTTCGCGTTACTGTTTTTGCCGAATCTTCCGGAGATGTATATGACTTGACGAATGATGTTGATACTGCTCTTCCTGAGCATTGGGATTCTCTTGATGGTAATGGGGAGCAGTATTGTGGAGATTGGACATTCAACAGTTTAGACGGTTCCGCCGAAACAAGTGAGTCTGGTGAGACGGAAGGAAAACTCCGGTATGCGCGATATAAGGACTTCGTGTTCGAAACGGTTAGAGTTAATTGATTATGGAATGTTATAATTGCGGTGAAGAATATAAGTCCATAGGGAGACATTGGGGGTTATCCGATTGCCCACATAAGCCATTTACCGATTTTCAACGTGAAGTTATAACTGGTCTTTTAATGTCTGATGGCTGGATTCATAGATCAACCTCCGAAAGCCGCAATCCAAGGTTTGAGTGTGAAATGATTACTGAAGAATATATTAAATATCTCGATGAAGTATTTGACATTCATAGTCTTGGTTATGAAAAGAGTAGAACGGCTGAAGAAGCTGCATTTGATGTAGTGGAGAGAGGATTCTATGATTTTGCCGATGCTGAGAATTATTCTGATGCTTACCGTTTTTCAACGAGAAGGCATCCGGAATTGAAGGAATTTAATGGGTGGTATGAACCCCATAACTCACAGCGTAGAAAGGTTTGGCCTTGTGACAGTATTAAGTTGACTTCAACTGTTCTGAAGAATTTATATGTTGGTGATGGGTGTTGGGACAATACTAATGGCAAAAATAGAATAACTATTTCTATGGCAGGGCAGATAGGCCACGAAACGGGTATCCGTAATATGTTCCAGAGAGCAGGATTTGAGGAATTTAATTTGGTGAAAAGATACATTGATAATGGTGATGAAATTATGCAAGCTGAATTTACAGTAGAGGAAAGTAAGAAAATGTGGAATTACATGGGTGAAGCGTTGCCCGGTTTTGAGTATAAATGGCCCGATAAATATTGTAACGGGGGTGATTGCTAATGGCCGGGGATACCGTCGTAAGAGGATCACAGCCTGTCGAATACGTTGAGGAATCAACGTTCGCTACTGCTGAACCCGATACGGTTTCGTGGAAATGGTTTGGTCTTGGAACGAGTTGGAACCCGACTCAAGGTGTCAACCAAGAAACGATTGATTATCTTCCGGAGTTTGGTTCTTCAAACAAGCTATCCAAGAAGATAAACGTCAAGCATTCTGAAATGTGGGAGTCGGATTTGACTTACCACCCACAGAATTTTGACCTTCTGAAGTTCTTCACAGGAACGGATGGTGGAGTGTCGGATGACCTTCCATCTATCCAAGTTGGTCATATTGACGAAGATAACGATGAATACCAACGTCTTCTTGGCGGGGTTGGTGAAGAAATCACTGTCTCTGTTGATGAAGATGGGACGTTTGAGAACGATGGTTCGTTTATCTTCGCTGATGGGAATGATTGGGGTACTACTGATTACGTTGGAGTTGATGGTTCCCACGCGGCTGAAGATACGACTGAACCGAAGAAGTATGCTGACTTGAGTAATGTTCAGTATGGTGGTGAAGCTCTTGACGGAGCAATTGAGTCATTAGAGTTTTCAATCTCTAATGATATTGCAGTCACAAAAGACCCCGATGCTAGTACATCAAGTCTTATTTCGGCGCTTACGCCTGTTGATCGTGAGATTACTGTTGATGTTACTCTCACGTACAACAATTTCGATATGGCTAGTGAAGTTCGAAGCTACACGCCGAAAGACTTTACGTTCGATATTGATGGAACTTCGTTCACTATTAGTGACGTTCAGTTCCCCGAGATGCCGTTTGAGATGACCCCGACCGATCTGATTAGTGATAGTGTTTCAAGTGACCCGGCGACTGAAATTTCGTGGACTACCGCATAAAGGATAACATTCTTATCCTCAACCCTTCTACATAGCATATGAGCGTAATATGTCCTATTTGTGATAAGGAATTTCAAGAAATAGGTAAGCATTGGTATGGAAGTAAATGCGAATATCCTAGTTTTTCCGATAAGCAAAAGGAGATAATTACGGGATTGCTTATGGGAGATGGTTCTGTATGTGTTCAAGGAGAAAACTCCAATCCTAATCTCTCTTGTGGTATGATAAGGAGAGAGTATTTAGAGTATTTAAATGAAGAAGTATTCCCGGTTATAGGGAGTAAAGTTCATTTAAAAAGAACAGCGGAGGAACAGGCAAAATATCATGTTGAAAGTGGGTTTAGGATTAATGCTGAAGCTTCTGATTATCAAGATGTTTATTCTTGGTATACAAGAAACCATCCGGGATTGAAGCCGTTTAAAGACTGGTATTCGTCGGGAGAAAAAGTATTCCCTGATGATATTGACTTGACTCCATTGGTGTTGAAGCATTGGTATGTTGGAGATGGAAATTTTGAAACTGAAAAGTATTCTGTTGGAAGAATTTCGATTGCAACATCCAATGAGATAGACAATAGGTCTAAAATAGAAAATTATTTTGATTCTATTGGATTTGATGAGCATTATTGGGAATCTAGCAAAAGAGAGGATGGCTCTCTTTCAGGCTCTATTAGATTTTCAACCGAATTAACTGAAGATATATTCGAATATATGGGTGAACCATTACCCGGCTTTGAATATAAGTGGCCGAAAATGGATAATAAATAAGTATGAGTGAGAAAGTTACGATTAACGGCGAAGAGTATAAATTGTCAAATAACCCGTCTCTCCGTACAGTTCGTCATGTTCAGAATATGCAGATGGACATGATTATGAATTATGTTGAAGAAGACGATTTACGAGAGATGGATTCGCTAGAAGACGAGAGTGAGATTATTCAAGCCATTCTTGATTCTGGTGGTATGGAAGCATTACAAGACGTGATGTGGGAACGTTCGATGCTTGAGAATGCCCAAACGATATCCCTTGCTTGTGATAACGTGATTGAAACGTCCGATCTTGAAGAAGTTGGCGCTCAAGATTACAAAAAAATTAAAGATAAGGCTAAAGAGGCATTGGGCGGCGATGCTTCCGATTTTTTCAACGAATTAGAAGTAGGTACGATGTTAAGCGAGGAAGAGATGAATCGTACAGCGAATCAGACGTAAGCAGAGACTTAAAGAAAGAATTACTTCCGCTTAACGGTGAAGAACGGATTAGACGGATAAAACAGTCCATCCGTGGCAAAGATAATTATAGTACGTATTCGGAGCATATTATGATGAAAGAATATTCTATTGGTCACGGAGATTTAATGGACTTTCCGTTTGAGAAATATCTTGAATTCTCTCGTATTATAACTGAAGAGAAGAAGGAAGAGAAGAAAGAACAAGAGCGGCAAGAGAAAGAAATGGATCAGAAGGTATAATAAATGCCATATTTCGGTGACATATTCCTGCCTTGGTTGACTAGTAAAGATACATCTATATCCAAGGACGTTGTGGAGAAGAATTTTGTTGACGAACCCCCACAAGTTTTTGAGTTAACCCCCGATCTAGAAGCAGGTACATACTCAATCATTCTTAACGAAGAGTATAGTGATAAAGACGAGTCTTTTGAGGAACAGGAAGACGCTGTTCTTTCGATGGTATCTCGTCATGGTACTGAATTCCCATTTGAATCTGCCGGGGATAGTGGTTACGCTCTTATTGAATCCGCAAATGTCACCACCTTCCCAAGTTTAGAAATCCGAGAGGGGGAAATTGAACTTCGCTTTTTGGATGATAACGTTTACTATTCTGCTGTCAAGGCTATTCCCGAATCATTCTACGGTGGGGCCTTTGAAACGGAAGCAAGCCCTGTTGAGTCGTTTGTGGGATTTCCTTCTGAACTGAATATACTGAATGAGACTGAAGATTATCAGATTACTACGTCGGAAGGCGATTTGAGTCTATATACATATACAGATAAAACTATTTTTGAGTTTGAGGAAGATTCAAACGACCAAGTGCTTTCTCAAAGCGAATCACTTTGTAGGCTCTACAATTCATCCGATGAACGTCTGTATTCTGACCGGAAGGTTGTAGATAATGGGTCATACATCAATAATTCGTTGATTGAAACTTCGTTTGAGAGTGATAGGTCAACTGTTCGCAACTATGATGGAAGTTGGGAGACTATAGGGCATATTAGCCTTCCATATGACGATGGATATGGGGCTGAGAACGAGAACGATGTAGTTTCTGTTGAATGCATCAACGGGAACACTCAAACCGTTCAGAGAGGGTTTAACGTTGTTGAGTATGAATTCTCTGGCGAGACTTCGTTTGACTTTACAGCTACTAATTCCTTTACCAACGTTTCAAATAACACCTACTACAGTCACCATAATGATGCCAATAATAACGATATTATTATAGTCAGAACTTCAGGTGATGGAAGTTTCTATACAGACACAAGCGATTTCGGTATTCAAAACTTAACTTCTTCGGTTGACTATACTGTTTTCCTTGGTGTTGTTCCGAGTGGGATAACGGTTGATGATTATGCACGATATGTGTATAATATGGGCCGTAGACAACGTACATTTACTCAACAATGAAGATTGGAGCCGCCGAAACTCTAAGTTTGATAACTCTTTTACATACAGCGATTATAACGGCTACCTTCTTGTTGAAGAAGTAGATTTTGATGATAATTCCGATAGTCGTATTGTGAATGAAGTTGAAATTATTGGACGTTATTTTCCGTGGCCGAAATACTATGCTGGTGATAAGCCGTGACTCAAGAAATAGGCGATGCTGTCGTTTCGGCTATTGAAGAAGTAACAATATCCACATCGGCTTCTGATGATGAAATTGATTTAACCGATGAGGATAAAAATATTGTTTTCAACGGGGAAGAATCATCTGAAGAAATAGATATTGCTTTCGTTCTTGTCAATCAAGGTATTGTTGATATTGAAGAAGAGAAGGAGAGATTGAAGGATGTTGCTCGGGAAGATGTTGATAACAATTATTTTGACTATTTACATTATGATGATTGGATTTCCGTAGAAGATGTTTCTTTTTCCGAGGAAGGTTCTGAGAGTAATATCAAAACAGGTACTATATCTGGTTACTTGCTACCATATCCGCAAAAGTCAGATGGCATTAAAGGATTGTTGTTTTTCGGTGAGATAGATGCTTCGCTTGATTTAGAAGGAGATGTTCATGTTGGTATTACCTTTGATGGAAGTGTAGAAGGAACGCTTTCAGCGAGTGGTGATGTTGATGTTGGAAAGATACTCTCCTCCGATGTTGGCGGTGTTCTCTCTTTTGGAAGTAACTATAGTTCAAATGCATATGGAGATGGAACATATGGTGAAGATGGCGTTATTATGAACGTTTTAAAATCTATTTCGACAAACGTTCAATCATCGCTGGAAATTAAAAGTGGTTTGTACTCTTCTTCATATGGTCTTTCATATTCTGGTAGTTCAGAGCCAAAGCTATCTTTATCTCTAGTTCTTGATGGTAGTTTTGATTTTGTTTTGGATTCTTCAGGGACGCTTGAGAAGGCTTCTGAAATAGGTTATACGTTTGATTATGGCGATGGATATGGGGGTTTGGTTTATGACTATGGTTCGGGAATGTATGGAACCGGAGTTTACGGTGAATAAATAATATGACAACAACGAGTAATCATAATTGGGATATACCTGATGTTGGCGGTAGTAAAGACACTTGGGGACAGATCCTCAATGATTTGTTTGAAAATGATTTAGATAGACAAGTTACCTTAGAAGATACGGTTGCTAATAGACCTACTGCTGATGGAACTGCTGTAAAGTATTTCCATGCTACTGATGAAGGAAGGCTTTACTATAATGATGGTAGTAGTTGGAATATACTTGCAGAAAATGTAGCAGATTTAGCGGATGATCCGCACGATTTGGGTGGTTCACAACATGGTTCTGATACACTTGCGAATTTAAATTCAAAGGTTTCTGATGCTACTCTAGACGATTCATCTGATTCAAGGCCCCCGGATTCTCACTCTGGTTCCCATGAGTCGGGGGGGACTGACGAAATTGATAGTGGAAACTTACCTGCAAATAGCGAATTCCAAATATATACTACAACATCTGATCCGAGCAGTGCTAGTGTTGGGAGTATTTGGTATCGAAGCGACTTAGACTGATAATTATGCATAAAATAGATATTGAACGAACACGAAGACAAGTTGAAAGGGTTGCAGATAAAGCTCAAGAGATTGTTGAACTAGTTGAGACGGTTTCTGATGCCGGTTATGATGTTTCCGGAAATAAGAAAGTAACGCAGAAACAAAGTGAATTGGTTGATGAATTAGCTCAAGCTCTTTCTGACTTTAATGAACTAACCAATCGTGCAGAAACCGTTGAATTAAATGATATTAGTTATTCACCGTCGTACTCCGATGTTTCTTTAACGCACGATTCTGATAATAAAGAAGTTACAATTGAATATACAGGCTCTAAAACCATTTCTCTTTCTGATGTTACAGTTTTAAAGGCCGGAAGTGAGATAACACCATTTAGTTCTGAACTTACTAATGGCTCTTCGGTATCTATTGATGTTTCCGGTTTATCAGATGGCGATTCTGTAAGTATAACCCTTCCACAAGAAAGAACAATTTCAAACGAGAAGAATCTTAGTTTTTGGAATGATTTGATAGGCAGTTCTCAGTCTCCCGAAATACAGATTGGAGATATGACACTTCCTGAACATAATTTAGTTGATTCTACTTCGGAATTGACTCAATCTATTACTATAGGGAATATAGTGTAATATGGCACAAATAGGAACGATTAAACTCCAAAGTCAAAATAATGGAGTTGTAGATGTGCCTGTCTTTGAAACAGGAGATTCTGCTAGTGGTATTTATGAGTTTGTAAGGGTACAAACGGATACCGCAGTAGGCTTTATTCCCGTTACGAACACAAACGATGCAACCTATCCATATTTACGTGTTCAAACACAGAACAACGGGGTAGTTGCGGTAACTGATACTGCTGGTTCTGCAATACCCGACAGCGCAGACTTGCATCACGGATATGATGTGAGGGAATTATCTCTATCGGATGGAAATACAATCACGAATATACCTGATGAAAACGGTGATGAC